ACAAGTGATGCAATAGTTAGTGCAAACACAACGCTTGCTTTGGTTTCTGGCAAGCTGAAGGTGGGAACTATTACGTCAAATGAGATGGGTGCTGGTGCTGTTACAACCAACGCCCTTGCAGATGGTGCAGTAACCCAAGCCAAAGCATCTAATATGCTTATCCCCGCTGGTGCAATCATGCCATTTGCTATGAATGGTGCGCCGACAGGATGGTTGGCTGCTGATGGCACTGCTGTATCTCGCTCTACTTATGCAACCTTGTTTGCAGCAATAGCCACAACTTATGGAGTTGGCGATGGATCAACAACTTTTAATGTTCCTGACTTGCGGGGATATTTTGTTCGCGGAACAGGAACAAATAGTGATGGGACGGCATCTGGAACATTTGCTGCAAAACAAGCAGATGAACTTAAAAGCCATACGCATACATATACTTTTAAGTCTACAACTGGAGGGAGTTCGGCAGGAGGAGACCCAAATAGCATTACAAATACTTCTGTTAACACTGGAGCTACGGGAGGAACTGAAACCCGCCCTCGGAACATTGCTATGTTTTACTGCATTAAGATTTAATGAATCCCCACCTAGTAACCGCGCTTAATCTTTAAAACAATAAAAACATGGGACTGTTTAGCAAACCTAAAAAAATCCGCGCACCGGAAATGGACATTGCCGGAGACATCCAGAAATACGTTTCCGGTATGTCGGCTTCGCTGCCTCAGATATTGTCGCAAGAGCAACAATTCCGCCCTCAGTTTCAAGGTCTGAATCTTGGTGATATTCAATCGTTCCTTAGCGGAGCTGGTGGACAACAAGGTATTTTCGGTCTTAGCAACCAAGCAGCGCAACAAGCTGGCATGGGGCTTGGTGAGGCAAGGGGGGCAGAACTCGGTCAGATGACCCAACAAGCAGGTCTTACCCGTGGACTGATGCAGCAGTTGTCACCGGAACAAGCAGGTGTTGTGCAGGGCTTCGATGAAGAGGCACAGAGGGCTTATGCAGCGTCTCAAGGAATCAGTCCACAGGAACAGCGCGGATACCAACAAACGGCGCGTGAAGCTGCTTCTGCGGCTGGTAGGCTTGGAGGTAACGCTGCGATTGCACAAGAGATAATGGGACGTGAGGATATGTTTGCTCGTAAACGTGCTGAAGCAGCACAGGCTGGACAGAACGCTTACAATGCCGCGCAGGGATTCTACACTAGTCCTGGTCTCAATCTTCTGAGTGCTGCTCCATTGTCATATCAGCAAGGGCAACAGTTTATCAACACGGGACTCGGTGCGATTGGATCGGGAACACCTCAGTTGTTTGATACTTCCGTGGGGCTTAACCTTGGTGCGGCACAGCGTTCTAATCAACTTGCGGCAGCTACGGCTAACGCACAGGCACAAGCTGCTCGTCGCGCAGCAATGATGAATATGATTGGAGATGTTGCTGGTTCTGCAACTAAAGTTATTACTGCTGGAATGGGCTAACTAATTTAAAAATATGGCGACTTACGGAAGAGGACAGATGCTAGGTTCGGGGATTAACCCTGAGTCATTCAAACAAGATTACAGCGGGTTTGCTCGCGCTGCGGAGACGCAAGCGCAGGGGATGGCTAACCTTGGGGCTAGTATTGGCGATACCATTACAAAAGTTGGGGATCAATACAAAGAGCGTAAGAAAGAACAAGCAGATCAAAATAAACAAATTAAGCAAGCCGAGAATATTGGTAAGCTAATTGTTCAGTCAATGCCTGAGTATGCTGACATGATTAACCCAAGCCTTCTTGCAATTAGCGATCAAAATATTCCTCTTGCAGATAGGGTTATTGAAGCACTCAACATTACCGAGGGGTTCAAAACTAGACTTGATCTTGAAGGACTCAAAAGAGAACGTGAGATGGATGCTTTAAGAATGCAGAAGATGCGTATGTCTATGCAACCTGCTGCTACTTCCAGTTTCTACGATTTATAATACCATGGACCTTAGTGAAATCTTAAACAAGACTGTGCCTAATGCTGGACCACAAGCACGTGCGGCTATTGCTGAGGCTGAGCGTCGGCTGACCATGCTTGATGGCACTGATCCTAAAAGAGCAAATATTCTTCGGGAGCAAATAAGCCAACAAATATCATCTCGTGATGAAGGGGTGAAATTTACACTTGCTGATATTGGGAAACTTCATGGATCAAGTCTTGGACGTATGGAGCCAGATGCAAAGGTTAGTGGAGAGCAAGATCAAACAGCTAGATCAATTGAGCAACTTGTTAGCATTGCCGATAGTCGAAACATAGCGATTCCTCCAGCAGACCTAGCTGCTGCCGCTAATGCTTTTGCTTTTAAAGATCAAAGTGCTATTTCTGCTTTAGCTAATCAGATAAACGAGTTAGTCAATAGTCGCATTGAAGTTCAAGACAAGGAAACAAAAGAACAACGTCAATTTGATGACGGAAGCATTGCTATTGTAGGTTCACAGTCTGGAAGTCGATACGACAATACAGGGAATATAATCCCATTTGGCAATCAGAACGCGCAAATATTTAGATCGGTTGCTAGTGAGGCTTATTCTCCTCAATCAAAAGAAATTATAGCAGCGATGGGTAGTGGAAGTGATTTAGTTGGAGCATCTGCTATTGGTGCGCCAATGCAAAAACAACCAGACATAGGTGTAAAACCAGAGGCATACGCTGCAATGCAAAAATTGCCAAAGCCTACGCTTGATCCAATAGAAAGAAACACACAAGCTAACGAACGCGCTAGACTTCTGTATGAAGCAGGAGATAGGATAGGTGCGCTTAATACCTTAAGAGCATTAAGAGCAGAAGATATTTACGGAGATATTACCGACGAAACTTTGGATTCTTACTTTGGCAAAAGCTCTGAAACTGTTCCTAAGGAAGATACTAGAAAACCAATTGGTGAAATCATTCCTAATAAAAAATAAAGATGCCTGAATTAACAAGAGATAGTATTGCACGGGCGCGTGAGGAAGGCTACTCAGATAAAGAAATAGGATTGCACATTTCCGAAGGTCGTGATGACATTAAGAATGCAATGGAAGAAGGTTATTCCCTTAGTGAAATTGAGGATCATCTTTTTGGCAAGCAAGCACCAAAGCAGGAAGAGAAAAAAATAACTGGTTCTGATGTTGCCAAAATGGTAATAGGAACAGCCCTTGATATAGGAATATCAGAAGGAGGGAAAATAGCTTCAACCGCTTTAGGAGCAACCGCTGGAACAATTTTAGGTTCACCAACTGGACCTGGGGCTGTTGCTACTGGTGGAGCAGGTGGGGCAATAGGATATGGAATTGGCGCACCTTTCTTTGGAGCGTTAGGCTCAACCGTAAACCAACTTATAAATACAGGTGAGGTTAATCCTACGGTCACTGCTGTTGATGCTGCTACAAATGCAATTCCTTTAGGCAAGGTAACAAAGGCTGGGGAAACCGTAGCACAAGTAAGTAAGTTTTTAGGCAAGGCTCCTATTAAAAGCGCAGTTGCAACTGGAACATTTAGTGGGTTAGCAAATACAGCAGCGCGTGATATTTCTACTAATGAAGATATAACGCTTAACGACTACTTAATTGGTGGAGGCTTAGGAGCTGGTGGCACTTTGGCATTTATGGGTATTGCTAATGCAACTGGACGACTTTACAACAAGTTCAAGAATAGAACCCCCGCCCAATTAAGAGCATTAGCAGATAGCGGAGATCCAGATGCGATTGAATTAGTTGACACGCTTACCGCAGGGATTAGTCCAGAGGCCATAACTACAAGCCCTACCAATTTTACTGGTAGAGTCAGTGATTACATAAGTAATGCAACAAGATCAACTAAAGCGCAGATTACTCCATCTTACCTACTAGGCTTTGAAGCTACCAGTTTAGCAAGAGAAGCTAAGGCTGGAGTCGAAGCAGTTAAAGGAACAGCAACAAATTTAGGGAATCAGATTGACTCTTATCTTAAGGTAAACCCACAATATCGGAATGATGCTATTGCGTTTCTTGATGGGGCTGAACGTCCTAACCTACCATCTGAGCTTTTACAGAATCTTATTTTTGGAAGAAATAAAATAAGAGCAGAACAGCAAAGAATGATTGATGCTAACAATAGTAGAGAAAAACTACTTCCTGAGGGTAAGGCTGAAATGATTGAATCTAGCCTGAATCGAGGAGACTACTTAACTAGGGCATACAAGTTCTTTCAAGACGCAAGCTACAAGCCAACTAAAGCACAGCACGAGGCATTAAGAAAAAGACTTACTACAGGTCTTACTGATGAAATGAAGGCTGATCGAATGAAAGAGTTTATTGGTGATTACAAAATTGACCCTAATGAAGCAGAAAGAATAAGGCGTTTTCACGGAATCCCTCCTGGAGGAGAAGGTAAATCAAATGCTGCATATCAAAAAGATATTAAAGCAAGTTCGACTCCTAGCAAAGATAGGATTGCAGAATTCCAAAAGAAACTTGATGAGGAAAAAATGACTGATGCTCAAGCCAATGAATACTTAGCAACTCTTCAATCAAAGATGAAAGGCGATCCCGCAGAGTTTTCCTCATTTATGCAAGGTAAAGAAACTCCAAGTGTATTAAAGCAAAGGAAGGTTATATCGCAGGAGCTAGAAGATTACCTTGGTTTAATTACCGAGCCAGGTCAAAGAGTCGGGACAACAATGTCTGTTCTTAATCGAATCAATGAATATAATGAATCTGATGCAAGAATTGCCAAGGCTTTGTTTGATTCTGGTGAGGCAATAAAGGTTTCGGACCCCAAAGCAAGCACTCAAGGACTTGTCCCTTTAAAACTAAAACGTGGAGAAGCATTGCTTGATGGAGAGATGTTGCTTGTTGATCCTAATATTCAAATAGCAGTAAACAAGATTTATGCTGGGAAAATAGATAAGCAATCTGATAATATTGCAGCAGAGTTAATTAGTGACGTTTATCAAACTGCTGTTTCTGGACTTAAGGCTCCTAAAGTATTAGGAAACCTTTCTTCTTATTTAATCCAAGTTCCAAGTAATCTTGGTATAATTCTTGGGGGAGGAATGAATCCGTTTCTTGGATTAAAAGATGCGCTTAAGGTATCATTAGGAGGATTTTCAGGCACTAAAGTTGGAGGATTACCAATAATTAAAAAATATGCCAATAAAGCTAGTCCAGAAACCTTGCAAAAGTTTGAAGATCGAAAAAAAAGAAAGATGATTGCTGGCAGTATTGCTTATGAAGATATTACAGCAGGATTCCAAGGGAAACGTTTTGGAAAAGTTTTTGAAAAAATAATTCAAACGCCTGGTAATATTTACGCTTTTCCTGATAACGTAGGAAGAAATATTGTTTTTTCAAACAGTGAACATACTTTAAAAAAGTTAATGCCTACTGCGACAGATGAGCAAATTAAAAAAATGAGTTCTCGTTTAACTACAAGGATATTCCCTGACTACAGTTCTTTAAGCCCTATAGTTACAACTACTTCAAGACTTGGTGTAACACCGCAGTTTGTTTCATGGGGGCTTGAGTTTGCACGGACTCAAATTGAACAGGCTAAGGTAATCAGAGAGTTAATGAATGGAACTCTTGCTTCTAAGTTAGGAGATGAGTTTGCTGACATTCCAATAAATCAAGCAGCAATGAAGAAAGAAGGAGCTAAAAGACTAGTAGCTATGACTACTGCTTACGCTGCTGCTACTTATGGATTAAATATGTTTAATCGGCAATCTCTTACCGAAGATCAAGAAAGAGCTTTTAAAGAAACTGTTGCGGCAGATTACGAAGAAGGAAAGCCTCTTGCTATTAAAAAGAATAAAGATGGATCATATGTTTATGTGAACACTTCTGTTTATCTTCCTCAAACTTATCCAACAAATCCTTTTATGGCAATTTTACGGGGAGAAAATGCAGAAGAATCAACTGAAAATCTTCTTCAAGTTTTTAATACTGAGCTAGTTGGAGAGGGTTCGTTTGCTATTCGAGAAATTATGTCAGCAGTTACTAATCGAAATATTGAAACAGGCAAAAAAATATCAAATAGCCCAACTACATTAGGCAAAACAAAAGAAATTGCCCAGAACTTTGCAGGAGAATTTATTCCATCTACTATTAAAGCTCTTGTGAAGCCTGGTAAAACTATTGAGGAGAAATTAATAAGACAAGGGGGATTACGATTAGAAAAGAAAACTAACGCAGAAGGTTTTGCATTTAGAGCGCGTGACATTCAAGAGTCTGTTGGTGATATTAAAAACACAATGTCAGGTCACCAATACGCATTGAAGGATGGGAGAATTACTCCAGAACAATATCAAGGTCTGATTACCAATGAGCAAAGTAATTATGCTGGTAATATGCAGAAGATGTTAAACCATGTAAAGAATCTTCGGACGTTAGGTGAAACAGATGAAACAATTATCCCAATGCTTAGGGATGCAAAGTTTTCAAGTTTGGATACTCTTAATCTAATTGAAGGACAGATTGTTCCATATGACCCGACAAAAGAAAAAACAACATCCGAGATGCTGGATGAGATAGCTGGAAAGAATGATGCGGAAACCCGTCAAAACATTAGCAACTTTACAAAGAAAGACCCGATTGTTGGTAAAAGGATTCTGGGTGCTTACAAAGACAGGATGCGAAGCCAAGGAATTGTCCTTTCTCCAAAGGAGACTTTGCTTGCTGGGTTACCAACCGATGAGAAGGTTATAAGGCTTTTACCAGAAATCCAATCAAGCCGCGATCCCCAAGCTGCAATCAGAAGGCTTGTTAAGAAAAAGATATTGACCGAAACCGATGTATTGAACATAAGCATCAGGCAGAAGGCGCAACAAAATGATCGATGAAAAACTAGAGAAGTTCAAAGAGAACTACTACGACGACCGACCTGACAAAAGCGAGTGGTTTCTTGAAGTGCGCGAACGTGCCAAGTCTCTCTCCCGTAATAACGTGGAACATTACGCTCCCCACAAAGCAGCGTTGGCGTTGTTTCTTTTATCTCAGGGCGCAAGGATAACCGAGATTTCCAAGAAAACTGGGATAGGACGTGATGTAATCCGTGGGCTAGAATGGCGGCATAACGATACCCTAGAGACGAAGCGTAAGGAGTTCTCCATGCGTTACGCCATCGCCGCACAGGAATACACCGATTTGTTATTTGAACGCGCTACACAGCTATTTGACGACCCTGACAGCCTTGCCAAGATTTCCCCTGAGAAGCTGGCAATCACGGTTGGTATTCTCACAGATAAAGCAGCACAGCTTACAGGCATGGCAACTACCGTTGTGGAGCATCGCAAGGGAGCAAGCCTAGATGACGCTGCAAACCTTATCAATGAGGCAAGAACACGCATTGCCAAAGGTAAGGTAGTTGAAGCTGAGTTACTATGATTTGGAGAGCGCATCAAATCCTCACTCCTCCAACGGACGAGGAGATAATCGAGATGACACCTGAAGAGGTGTTGTCTATCCATCGAGTTTACCACGAAGCTATTGAGAATGCTGAGAAAGACCCGTATCAGTATGGGTTTCGATTGCCTCACTGGATGAAGGCAGAGGAGCAGCTTCACGAAGTAAATGAAATCCTAGCACTTGGCGGTAACAGGAGTGGGAAAACCCAGTGGGGTGCATTCTCCGTTGTCCGTGCTGCGGTGGAGAATCCTAACTCTGAGATATTCTGCTTTGCTCAAACGTCCGAGGTATCTATCCGCCAGCAACAAAGCGCGGTGTGGGCTTGGCTTCCTGAGTATTTAAAAACGAAGTTTACTAGCGCAAACGCCTATATTTCCTACAAGAAGAAAACAGGATTCACTGATTCGTCGCTAATTCTACCAAACGGTTCACAGATTATCTTCAAGACGTATTCCCAGTATCAGAACAACCCTACCATCCTAGAGGGCGCGGAGCTTGGATCTAGGAATCCCGTGTGGCACAATATTGGCGTATGGCTGGATGAATACCTTCTTGGTCCCGAATTGATAAACACTCTACGCTTTCGGCTTGCAACTCGCAATTCTAAGATGCTGGTGACGTTTACCCCGATTGACGGGTGGACTGAGGTGATTAAAGAGTATCTGGACGGAGCGACAACCATTGAAAGCAGGGAAGCAGAATTACTGAATGGCGAGCTTGTTCCGTATGTCCAGAAGTCTAAGAAGCTAAATGCGTCTATTCATTACTTCCACTCACAAGACAATGCTTTCGGCGGATATGAGCGTATCAAGGACACGCTGAAAGGCAGGACACGGGAAGAGATTTTGATTCGTGCTTACGGTGTGCCTATGAAGTCACACGCTACCAAGTTTCCCAAATTTAACAAGGTTGTCAACGTGGTAGAGCCGGAGAAGATTCCGACTCGCAACATCACAAGGTATCACATTATCGACCCAGCAGGATCGAAGAACTGGTTTATGTGTTGGATCGCCGTAGATGAGGGGGGAACAATGTGGGTTTACCGCGAATGGCCTGGGGTTGACGTAGGCGACTGGGCGGAATGGCGGAATGGTAAGTGGATGCCTGGAGAGGGTGCTAAAGGGCAAGGCTACGGTATCCGTGACTATGTTGACCTTATCGAGGAGGTAGAAGGCGAAGAGGAGATTTTTGAGCGGTTAATTGACCCAAGATTAGGCGCAGCAAAGTATCAAGTTCAGGATGGTTCATCTTCAATTATCGAGGATTTGAACGAAGCAGGACTAGTTTGCATCCCTGCTCCTGGGTTGGATATTGACGATGGGCTGCAAGCATTGATCGGGAAAATGGCATGGGATACTTCTAAGCCGTTGGATTCCGTCAATCGACCACATTTCTACATTAGTTCTGACTGTGAGAACATTATCCAAGGCTTGTCGGAATATACCGGAGACGGCGGATTAAAGGAAGCATGGAAGGACGTGATTGACGTTTTACGTTACGCAGCAATCGCTGGGATAGATCATGTTGACAATTCCGTCAATTTAGTTACAACTCAGGGAGGTGGAGGCTACTAATATGATTGCAAAGAAAGAACCAAAAAAACGAGGACGGCCAGCAAAGGTTGTTGAAGCTGTTATTGCAGACCTTCCAGAATCTTCATTGAAGGCGATGATTTTGCAGACTTGCAATAACCCCACATGGGTAAAGGGACGGATTGACGGATTTAGCGTTAATATCAAAGTTCCCGCTCAGATGGCAAGACGCTTGCTTGGAAAAGAAGTTAATGTTATCCTTGTTGAATCCGACCTTGGGGACTACTACCAATACACACCATGAATCCAATTCAAGAAATAGAAGATGAGTCCCTTGTTTATGTGGACAAAGAGCCTGATATTGGTGCGTTGGCAAATGCTTACGACACCTGCCTGATTGATCTAGATTACTACTTTGAGTCTTGCTTGCGTTCTTATAATGACCGACGGAATATCTGGGATGGGAAGTCGGACGACCTTCGCAAGAACGGAGCAAACGCCTTTCCGTGGCAAGGTGCTTCTGACCAAGAGGTAAACGTAGTTGGCGAGCGCATTGATATGTATGTTGCGCTGTTTGACCAGGCGTTGGCTCGTTCCCATATCAAGGCGTTTCCGACTTCAATGGCTGCAATGCCCAAGGCTGCGGTTGTTTCTGGCTTTCTTAAATGGATGCGCTCTAGCTACATTCCTGACTTCAAGCGGCAGATGGAGCTTGGCGGAAACTACCTAATGGAGAAGGGAATCATGGTTTCCTACGTTGGCTGGAATCGTGAGAAGCGTTCTTATCTCCAGAGCATCAGCCTAGAACAGATTGGTGAAGCATCCCCTGACCTTGTTGAGTTGATTCTTAGTGGGCAGGATGACGAGATGTTGCTTAATCTGATCCAAGATTCCTTCCCTGACCTTTCCACTAAACGAGCAAAGAAGGCAATTAAAGACCTCCGCAAGATGGGCGCAGCAGAAATCCCACTTCCGCGCCAAACGGTTGACTGTCCGGTCGTCTATGCTTGCGCTCCCGATGGTGAGGTGATGTTCCCGTCCTACATTTCAGACCCGCAACGCGCTCCGTATATGTTCTGGCGCACCTTCCTCACGGCTCAGGAGCTTGAGAAAAAGGTAACGAACGAAGGCTGGGATAGGAAATGGGTGGATAACGCCATTGAAACACTTCGCGGTAAGGACTCTATGTATCTTGATGGCGAAAAGGTAAAGACCCAGACTCGCCTTCCAATTACCGATGACAACGATCTTGTGATGGTTGTGTATGCGTATCAGCGTTTGATTGACGAAGAGGACGGTTCCGAGGGTATTTACTGCACCGTGTTTCATCCGCAGACAGAGGGCTTCGCCAAGCATGAACTCCTTAACGGATACGACGATTATCCTTTCGTAGTTACTCGGCTTGCTAATGACCAGAAGAGAATGTATGAGGTGCAAACCTTCTCCGATATTCTCCGTGGACCTCAGATGCAAATCAAAACAGAGCGTGACAGCCGCATTGATCGTGCGTCTCTTGCAACTCTACCTCCTATTATGCATCCTGCTGGACGGCCTCCTTCTGATTGGGGGCCTGGTCGCAGAGTCCCGTATCGGCGTTTGGGTGAAATTTCATTCGGTCCGATTCCTCCGAGGGATGACGGCTCTGTTGAGAGTGAGCTTTCGATGCGTGGGCAAGCGGATAGGGCTATTGGCTTAGACCTTACAAATCCCCTTTCGTCGGCGCGGCAGCAGTATTACATTGGAAAGTTTCTAGACCATGTTAAGGATGTGCTTACGATGGCATGGAAGCTGTATCAGCGAATGGGACCGGATGAAGTTTTCTTCCAAGTAACGGGCAATCCTAACCCACAAGTGATGACCAAGGGTAGTCCCGATGAGGACTTCTCGATTATGGTTTCGTTTGATTCCTTGTCGAGTGACCCAGAAACAGCGGAGACGCAGTTGAAGAATATGGTTCAGTTGGTTCAGTTGGATCGTAATGGCATCATGGATGTGAACAAGCTGCTTGAGTTTGCGGCATCCTCGATCAATCCGATCTTTGCGGATTACGTTCTGCAACCAGCGGAAGAGGCACAGCAGAAGGTTGCGAAGAACGTCACTGATGACCTTGCTAAGATATTCGCTGGCATTGAAGTCCCTGCTCAACCGAATGGCGCACAGATTGCCATGCAGATGGTTCAGGCTTACGTCCAGCAGCCCGATGTTGCGGCTAGGGCGCAGTCTGACGAGGCTTTCGCTGCTCGCTTGCAGAAGTATGCCAGCCAGTATCAATTCCAGCTACAACAGGCGCAGAACGCCGAGATTGGACGTATCGGAACAGCACCTGCTGAAATGGGCGGCGTAACAACTCAAGGAATGGAACAATGAAAAAGAAGTCCACAGTCAACGCAGCAGGTAACTACACCAAGCCAACTATGAGGAAGGCGTTGTTTAGCAAGATCAAAGCAGGGACTAAAGGTGGAGACCCAGGCGAATGGAGTGCCAGAAAAGCACAACTCCTTGCTACTCAGTATAAGAAAAATGGAGGCGGCTACCGATGAAAGCTCCACAACAATCACTTAAAGATTGGAGTGGTCAGAAGTGGCGTACCTCCGATGGCAAACCTAGCAAGGGAAAGAAACGCTATCTACCAGACGCTGCGTGGAATGCACTTAGTTCATCTGAGAAAGCGTCTACCAACCGAGCAAAAGCAAAAGGTAATGCTCAGGGCAAACAGTTTGTAAAACAACCTAAATCAATCGCTAGAAAAACATCAACATACAGATAATTATGGGAGCAACATCTAAACATTACACGAAAAGTGGCAAGCAATACACTGGGGCTGTTCACAAGATGAATGGTCAAGTTCACACTGGAGCAAAGCATACCGCATCCAGCAAGCCATTGACTCATTCTAAGCCTAAGCCTAAGAAGTGAACAAACTCAATAGCGACATAGCCCGATGCAATGGTGTAGGATTTGATGAGGATGGTGTGTGGGACTGGCGTGAAGGTTGCGAGACTTGCTTGCGTAGAACTGCCCCTCGTCCACAATACTACTCACTGATTGATCCGCCGCCTATTATTGCCTTTGAGTGCGAATATCTGATTGAACCATAATGGAAAAGCGATTTACAAAAGTAGTTACCAATCCGGCTACCGGACGCAAGAGAACTGTGAAGTTTGGGCAAGCTGGCAAGGCTGCGGATGGCGGTGATCGTATTCGTCCAGGAACAGCCAAAGGGGATGCTTACTGCGCCCGTTCTGCCAAGATCAAAGGTGATTGGAAGTCAGACCCCAACTCACCAAACAACCTGTCACGCCGCAAATGGAAGTGCAAGGGAAGCAAATCAATAAAGTAGGCGAACACCAACAACCCAATAAAGTATCCGAACGACAACAATTTATGAAAAATAAAACAAATGGCTGTGGCCACGAAAGCAAAGAATACGGAAAAGGTAAAAAAGGCAAAGGATACGTCGAGATCGAGATCAAGATGGGTAGGATGCCTAAGAAGCAAGCCAAGCGTAAGCCAATGAAGTAATGAGAGACTACAAGAAAGAGTATCAAGAATATCACGGTAAGCCCAAGCAGATTACCCGCAGGGCTGGACGTAACGCTGGACGCGCCAAGGCTGTGAAGCTAGGCATGGCTTCCAACGGAGACGGCAAGGATGTTCACCACAAGAACAACAATCCCAAGGATAACCGCGCCAGCAACCTTGCCTCGACTTCCATAAGCAAGAATCGCGGATTTCCACGCACAGCAAAGAACAAGCCCAAAGGACGACTCAAATAAACCATGCCTTCTCCATCAAAACAATTCGGCTTGCCATTCAAGCTCAAAAAAGACTACGGAAGCCGCCCAGATGGATCATCTAAAAGCAAAGGCTTCCTTGGCGAAATAAAGCTACCAGATGGAGGCGTAGCTACGGAATACTCAACTCAAAGCGGAGCAATAAAAGTTGATGGCAAACAGATTGATTTTCCAACACTTGTTCCATCATTGAGCAAAGAAGAAGTTCTTTTGATGCAGAACGAAATCATTCCTAATAAGAAGCCAATCCCAGAAGCGATTATGCAGAAAGCTATCGAACACGCCAAAATGAGATTGGCTAAAAAACTCAGCCCATTCAAATGACCCCACTACCCAAACCAACCATCCAGCAAGCCGTAGCCGTTCTCTCCGACCGTGACGAGTTCAAAGCAATTATCCAGTTCATCCAAGACGAGCGCGAGAGATTCTTTGCAGACCTTCGCCAGTGTGGGGAAACCAATGAGGTAATGAAGATTGTCGGCAGCGTTTCGACATTGGATGAGCTTCTATCTCTGTTGAAAAAAGAAGGTTGACATTTCAACACGCTCTGCTTTTATTGCCTTGCCGTTTCGTTTTCGGCGTGTTTGTGTGTTCAGAGAGCCGTAGGGGTTAATCCTCTACGGTTCTTCTGTTTGTGTTTGTTGCGGGGTTATTCAAATTGAGCTAAGTATTTTTCTCTGAATAGCTCTATGGATGCGGCGGATTCACGCAAGGCTTCCGCTAGTGACGTTGAGCAATCAGCTACATTCCCGTCACTGCATAGGTTCTCAATGAGTTTAATTGTAAAATCTTCAAGTGACAAATTCCATCCATTTTCAAGTCCATTAGCTGAAATGTAAAATCCTTGATCGTCAGGATAATAAGCCACATAAAGATCCCCAAGGTCTTCGGTGTAAATCTCACATGATGCTTCTTCAAATTGAGAAGTAGCCTTTCTCATGGCTTCAATAGCCAATTCCATCTTATCAACGCGCTTAATAGCTTTTTTGTTTTTCATTGTGTTTGTTGTTTGTTGTTGCGGGGTTAGTATTCGAACTCAGAATGAAGTTTTTTCACCTTATTAGTAATTTTCTCCAATCCCTTAATCAGCGATAATGCTTCTTTTTGGGTATTTGTATTACTAAATAATCCAAACGCAATATCCTTGAGTGAAATCACTGATTCTTCCTCTATCTCAACATTGCCGTAAATAAAGCTAACATGAACATTATTCCCTGCTGCGTCGAATGTAATAAAAGGCTCACCCAGATCCTCCATACTGATTGTTTTTGTAGCATAAATTATTTTGTCTTTAGCTATTTTTAGATGGTAGTCCATTGCTTCAATAGCCTCAGTGATTAAATCTTCTCTACTACTCGTATCTTGTCTTTCTGTTTGTTTCATTATTTTTGTATTGGTTGCGGGGTTAGTTTTCCTTTTTTCTCAGTCAAATCAAGAAGAATTAGTTCGTTTCACTCAAAATTATTCCCTCCGAGAGGATAAAGCCAAACCGATCTCTTAGGGCTGCGTTGTCGCAATCCTATGTTCCTTGGTTCACCATGCAGAACCCCTGCTTCCAGAGACCTGATTCGGTTTTACGCTCTTCCCCCCGCTTCGGATTGTAGCCGTTACGGATGCTAGATGACAGATCGGAGTCAGAGCTAGCCGCGAGCCTAATGGTGATGAAGTCTTGCGACCCCTTTGCCCGTTCTCCTGGCTGACTCGTTCCAAGAGAAACTAGCCTAAATCAAAAAGGCTAGCACGAAGAGGTAGGAAAACCCGTGCTAGCCTTTTAACACCTTGCAATTTTGCTCAGGCGGTGGAGAACTTTAACGATGAGTCCTACCTCTCGTCGGCAGAAATCTACCCATGTTTTTCTGACAACGCAAGAAAAAGTTTCAATGAATTTTTATCTCCTTAACATCACTATTGACAACTGCAACAAATTCGCGTTAGTGTGCTGCAAATCGCACCGCCGAGCGTAAATGGCGTTTCCAATATGAGCAATCCAGAAGCTACCGCTGAAGCTATCGAATCAGTGTCCAATATGTCATTTGAAGAGCTTGTAGCTCAGAGAACGGCAAGACAAAATCCAGAAACTGAATCCGAGGAGCAACCCGAAGAAGAAGTAACCGAAGCCGAGGAGGAAGAGATTCCTGCCGAAGAAGAGGAAGCCGAAACAGAGGACGATACCGAAGAGGAGGAAGAGGAAAGTGAAGTTGATCTACTGTCGTTGACCACGGAGCAGATTCAATCTTTAGCCAAAAAGGGTAAGAGCCGACTGCTTCAACGCATTGGCGAGCTAACCGCTCAGAAGAAAGCCCTGGAGGAAAAGATTCAGTCTCAACCGGAAATCAAGGAAGTCCCTCAAGAACAAAACCCATTCCGCGAAATACAGTCATTTGATGACCTAAAGGCGAAATACAAGGAACTTGAGAAAACCCTCGATTCAACTGATGAACTACTGGAGGAATACGAAGATTATCGTTCTGAGGACATAATCCTAGTTGGAGACCGCGAGTTCACCAAGCAGCAAATCCGCAAAGCTAACCGAAACGCTCGCGAGGCGTTGACCAAATACATTCCCGCTCAACAGGCACATCTCCAGCAGATCGCCCAGATGGATCAGTTGAAAGGTCAATACATCGCTGCGGCTGAAGAAGAAGTTCCCGACATTAAAGACGAGTCCACAACTGTCGGGAAACAATTCAAGGATTTAATGTCTGACCCGCTTATCGAAAAGCTACGCAAACAAGTTCCTGAGATTGGCTACCAAATAGAATACATCCTGGCTCATGCGTCAAACTCCATCAATGGAGGAACAAGGATTAAAAAGCAACCTGCGGTGGGGACAAAACTGAAAATCAGTCCATCTCCGTCCCCATTTGGTGCGGGTGCTGCAAAATCCTCAACATCCTCCAAGACAAAAGTAACTGACGCATACACCCGCTTTGAAAAGAGTGGAAGTCCAGAAGAATGGGTTGCTGCTAGAATCGCTAAATACAAGTAAATTTAACCAACTAAGAAAATGCCTATCTCAAATACTTATCAGCCAAACGCCCCCGCCGCCAAGTCCGGTCAGGGTTCCGCCGTCTCCAACCGTGAGGATCTAAGCAACGAGCTTTCCATCCTCGCTCCAGAAGAGACTCCTATCCTTTCGCTCTGCGGCAAGGGTAAAGCATCTGCAACCTACTCCGAGTGGACTGTTGACTCCCTCGCCGCACCCGCTACCACGGGTATCAGCGAAGGTTCTGACGTTACCTCGTTCTCCGACAAGTTCGCGGATCGCGCCCGTCTTGGAAACTACATCCAACTCATGCGCCGTGACTATATTGTGTCCAATCTTCAGCAAGCCGTCACCAGTGTCGGTCCTGCTAACGTGGCACAAGCAGAAGCTAAGTCCATGCGTGAAATCAAGCGCGACATCGAAGCAACCATCGCCTCCGATAACGAGATGACGGTTGAAAACGGTGCTGGCACTCCTTACGGAATGCGCGGTCTTGGTAAGTGGATTCAGTCCACCGCCCAAGCAACCAACCCAGTTCCTACGGCTTACCGCACTCCTTCTGGTTCGATCATTGCTTCTACGCTTAGTGAGTCCTCGTTCAACACGATGATCGGTTCCATCTTCGCCAAGAACGGTGAGATGAACAGCCTGACCC